TAGCATTAGAAACTACAGAATATAGTTTTTCTAATTTCATTGTAGCATACCCGGTGGTAGACCTTCATTCGGTGGGGGTGGTTGCATCTGTGGTTGTGCAGGTGGGGCCTGTTGTGGTTGCTGTTGTAGTGGTTGCCCTGTAAACTGTTCTTCACCCGGTACTGGCGCTGCACCTACACCTATGTTACCACCACCTACGCCTGACATATCCATAGGCCCTTGCTCTGGCCCACCTTGCCCCATAGCTTCCTGATTCTTTTGCATTAGGTAAGTCTGACGTAGCATTTCTTCTGGCGTATTTGTTACTTTGTTTGCATCTAGCATCATAGACTTAGCTATCTCACGTATAATAAATGGAAACTTAGCAAAGGGTGCAAGTACTGGATTGCTTACAATCTGTAAGAAAGACATGAGCCTTTGTGATCGTACCTCATTCTGCATCAGGCTCTCTAGGCCCCTAGCTTTAACTTCTAAGTCACCTTTTATGTCTTTGTTGTAGTTAAACTGCATATTAAATGCAAACATTGCCTCACCTAGAGGACGTAACAGGTAATCGTCAAAGTTCTTTACGACTGTCTTAACAGATCCTGCTGCTGCACCCATAAGCATCGAGATACCTGCTGCCGTTCTACCTACACCAGTTACACCCGTTTGCCCATGTGAGAATGATGGTATACCTGTAGACTCATCAGCTAACACTCTAGCTTTATCAAACAGTTGCATATTTTCACTACTTACATTAGGAAATTTAGTGCCAAATATTGCCTGTCCCGGCGCACCACCCTGTCTTCTAAAGACTTTACCGGGGTATACAGTTAGGTCTTGGCCCGGAGTCAGGTTAGTTTCATCTACTTCTATCAGTAAATTACCTGACAATACAGCATTATCTACTGCCATACGCATAAATCCGTTCATCAAGGTCTGTGTATCGTCCATGTTTTCGCCTACGCCTATGCCAAAGAAAGCATATGGGTTGACTTCATACGGAACTGCACAGTATGGAATACGCTTTGGTAGGAACGGATTAACTACAAACCTGAGTATCTCATTATTGCATATCCAGACGTTTACGTGTAGGTCATCTACGTCTTCATACTCGCCGGGTATCTCTATGCCAGACTCTTCTGCTATAGCCCTGTCTAATATACCCCAGAACTCTAGGGCCTCGTAGCGTTGTGTGTTATAACTGTGTGAACTGTCCTCATCTTCTGACTCTAAGAGGCTACTTTCCCACCATTTTATAGAATAGTTCTCGCCCATCTCTATTGCTTCTTTGATAGCGTCTTCTCTAAAGAATGGTCTATTGCGTAATGCACGTAGCTGGGATCTTGTAAGTTTATGTCGCTCTATTACGTAGTCACAGTCCTCTATTGTACTTGCATCTGGGTCAGGGTAAAAGTTCCAACCAGATACGTAGGATATTTTAGGCACTGTCTTAACTGTAGGATCGTACTCGCCCTCATCTGTCCAGTTAGGATACTCTTTTGTTGTGGCAAATGGGCCTTTTAGTACACCAGTACCAAATAGCGCACACTCAAACGCTGCATTTCGTAGGTGCTTGGTAGCGTCTGACTCTTCTAACTGGTCTTTAATCTGCTTCTCCATCATCTTTGCAGCAACCATTGCAGGATGAAAGTTGACAGAAGATTGCGTTATACCAAAGCCCTCTTTCAATGTGTCTACATCATCTAGGGCATCTTGTAGTGGGCCTAATCTTTCTTCTAAATCGCCTAGCTCTGTAGCTCCGGGGGGTAATACTCTACCATCTCCCTCGTAGCCGTATAAATCTTTTGGCATATCGCCCATTTCTACGTCTGCTGGGGCGTTAGGATCAAAGTGTACTGTCTCAGCTACACCTTCTGGTAAGGTAGTAGGCTCTACTGATAGCGGAAACTCGTTGTTTGCAAGTAGTACGTCTACGATTTGACTATACGCTGCAAGTACTTTTGTCTTTGTTACTTTAATAAATACACGGGATTTTTCAGTCTCCGTAAACTGTACGTCAGAACTGTATACACCCCTGTAGTTCTTATATGCCCTGATCCAGTTGTTTTCTTCTGTGTATCGTGCATCTTCAGCCCTAGTAAACTGCTTCTGTATGTAGTCAGTTAGGCCAGTTACGCCCTCATCTGACTCATCATTCTCTAGGAATGCGCTTTCACTGTCTTCTATAAACTCTGAATCGTAAGCCATATTTTACCTTTCAATATCCGAATGTAGCATCAGCAGGTTCAAATCTATGTTTGGGCGAAGTTGCCGTACCCATATCAAATATGTTGCGAGGTACGGGTCTAGACTGTATTCCATACCTTAGTGCATCGTATAGATGATCCTCTGCGTGAGTATCTACATCCTCTGGATTTCTTTTATCCAATGGTATTATTGGTAGTTGAGATATTAGATTTGTACACGTATTGAATATCTGTATACCCGGCATATCTGTATCTTCATCTACTGATAATAGCCTGTGTACTTCATTCTTTCCGCTAACTCTACTACCCTTACTTCTGTCGGAGGGTCTAAATCTACACCCTTCCATTATCATTTGCTCTGCTAGGCTAGGCCCAGTATCACCGCGTTTGTGCCAACATGAGGAGTCAAGTACCCCATACGATATTGTACCATCCTCGCTCTCTAAATTTAGTATCAGCCTAGCTAACTCTATCGCCAGTACTTTACGAACATACAACTCCCTGTATACAACCAGTGTATCATCTGGCGTAACAGCAAACCAAAGAACAGCAGAGTAAGAGCCATAACCATAATCACACGCCCTAAATTTTCTCCAGTTACTAGGTACTTTATACGGCGTAGTTACGTGTATACTTCTGTCAAACTCTGAGAAGGCTGCACCTTCTGCTATATCCCAACTTCCATATAGTAACTGTTTTCGCTGTACTTCTGGCAAAGACAGTAACATTGTTTCGTAATCACCCGTATTGTACAAGTACGGATTATCTTTTAAACTAGCAGGTATAAATCGCCTCTGNAATAGAGGATCGCCTTCTCTGCTATGTCCTTTCGGATACCTTAACACTTCTTTAGTATCTAGATCCCTAGCCCAGAANGACTTGTTAGGCGTAGCAGGATCTATAAACATTTTTTTAACCCATGAATGGCCGGGGCCACCGGGGTTTGTTGTCGCTCTCATAGACACTTGTATATTAGGATTAATAGATCTTAATCTCGACCTGAGATAGTCCCACGGAAACGATGTAGGGTATTGCGTAAGCTCGTCAAAACCCACGTAGGAAAAACTTTGACCTTGGTAACGTAGAACGTCTTTATCTTGTTCCAAGTACGTGAGCCATATCCTAGCACCCGATGGAAAAGTCCACTGACTTTTTCTTTCAGACCACTTAGCCCCCGGATAAAACTTTGGATAGATTTCTGTAGACTTATGGATAAGCTCCCTAAGTTCATCATTAGTTCTCCTGAGTATTAGTGCGCTATGCTCTGCATAATCACAATATCTAAGAGGGTCTATCAGTAGTGCAAAACTCTTTCCACCACCTGCTGCCCCTCCGTATAGCACCTCCCTTTCTGGTGCATTTATAAAACTTTCCTGTGGGCCTTTGTTTATCTGTATTCGATTAGAATCGTAATCCTGTTCTACAGGCTCCTCAACCTTGAGAGGATAAGAGTCCGTCTGCCCAACTGGTGTCGATTGGCTCTCCTCTTTTTTCGTTTGGCGTATAGAGGATTTTGTCTTGGATACTCTTTTCTTTTTCGGCGTACTCTTTCGCTTTGGAGGCGTAATGTCTGTACGATTTGACTGCATTCTGTCTATCTCTTTCCTTAGTCATCAGCTTATGTAGGGCCTGATACGTTATGCTTCTTCCTGTCCTAGCAGATAACCATCTGGCTACCTCCCTATAGCTACAGGACTTTAGATATTCTTTTGCCTCTACTAACGCATTTAATTCTTCTTCTACGGGTAGCAGTGTAGTATTGTCTACTGGGTTTGCCTTATACCCAAACGGTATCTGTCGGCTCTTACGTACTACGGGCCTCCACGTATTAGTTTCTTCTGAGGGCATCGTCATCATCGTCCTCATCATATGTAGGTTCTGATTTTGGGGGAAAGATTAATAAACTGGGGGCATCTGTCTTTACAGTTATGCGCTCTGTTTTGACAATGCCTGTGCGGTCTAGGATCTCACGGGATGCTGCTATACGATCCCTGTTACCTAAAGCGGTAGGGTCAGTCAATACGCCTGTCATAGCCATAGCTGCCATAGGGCCATTCGCCGCAAGGTACATCTGTGTCCTGTCTATGATCTGATCCTGTAGTGTTCTTAGTACGGAGCTAGTCTTAGTGTTTGCGCTATACCCTGCTATCCTCATGGCCTCACGTAAGTTACCGTTGGCCTCATCAAATAGGCAGTCTAAGAATACTTCTTGTCTATCTGTTAGTTCTTTTTTTATTGCCATTCATTCTTGCCTTTTTCATATCAGAAAAGGGGGCAGCCCTCTTCTTGCTACTAGTAGCTGGTGTTGTTGCTGTTGCTTTAGTGCTTTTACTTTTACGTGCCTTATTTTCTTGTACGATGCGACTGATACGCTTCTTCTGCTCTGGGGTTATTGCACCCCCATGACCCATTCGCTTTACCTGACCACCCCTTCTTAGGTTCTGGTAGTTTTGTGGCATATCAGTAATAAACGGATCGTCCTCTGGTATATCTTCAAAGCGTATGTTCTTGCCTACTATCCTGCTTACGAGTTTCTCTAGGGCGTTCATGTTTTCGTCTATTTTTGGCTCTTCATCACCTATTTCTAACCCTCCAAATTCTTTATAACCAAGTTCTGGATTGTCTAATCTATCTTCAGCCTGTTTTTTTAATAATCTTCTAGTTTTTGGATAATTTGTATTAGATTTTGATGTAGGCATATCTTTATAAGGAAACGTAATTTCATCTCGTCTAGTATTAGCTTTTTTCTTTGCTTTAACTCGTCTTAATCTAAATGCTTCTTTTTCTTTTGGGGTAAGCATTTCATATTTTCTTCTCTCAGAGTCTTCCTTTCCTGTTTGAGGTGTTACCATATTATTAGGATCGTAGGCTCTACTACTAGTAGTAGGTTTACCCCCAGCAAGAGACTTACTCTTCACTCCGCTGTTTTTATTTGTTCGCGAAGAAGTTTTTGTAGTCGTACGATTGCTAGGGGTATTTGTTGTAAGACTTGCATTTTGTCCTAAATTATTTACGGGATTAGGTTTAGATTTAACATCTGTACCTTTTTTTATATTTTTTAAAGAAGGTTTAGTTGCCATTGATTCAGGATCTATTCCTAATTGTAATTGTGTATCTTTAATTTGTTTAGCTAAAATATCATCTCTATTCTTATCATAAGGTCTAGTTTTATTTATTACTTCTTGTTGGCGTAATCTATTTAACCTGCCTATAAGAGTATCTCGTTTATTTCTTTCTTCAAGCGTTAATATGTTTTTACTAAAATCGCGTTGTTCCATACTTATTTCCCACTACTATATAAGAGAAGGAGCAGTAGGTAAAGTATAAGCCTTCCCCCTACTGCCCTATTACATTCACAGTCCTAGACCACATCATACCT